GATCTACACCGGCAACATGGAAGATCTGGCTGCGTTCTGCGATGAATACGGCCTTCACTTCAATGGGGTGATCTCGGACTCTCTGAACATCGTGGAGTTCCTGAGCGAGACTGCGCCTTATTTCCTGCTGTCTTTCCAGTCGAATGGCGGTCAGTATCGGTTTGAGCCGCTGCTGCCATTGAATGGCAGTCAAGAGATCGACATAACAGCGCTGACGCCAGTGGCGACGTTTACAGAAGACGAGATCCTGCCAGGTTCATTCAGCAAGACCTATGTAGCAGCAGCAGACAAAACCGACGTGACAGCCACGGTGCTTTATCGCCTGAATGGTCCTGATGCCATTGGCACGCAGCAAAGCGTGCAGGTGCGTTACAGCGGTGTAAGCCTTGATGCCCCAGTGGAGCAGTTTGATATGTCGGACTTTTGCGCCAATCGCGATCATGCTGTGATCTATGCCAAGCACTACCTGGTCCGGCGTAAGTATTCAGTGCATTCGATCAGTTTCGCAACGCCACTTTCGACTGCTGGACTGAAGCCAACCGACGTGATCAAAATCCAGCGGCAGCGCATCACCAGTACCGGAGACAACCGCACCGAAATTGAGTGGTATCAGATCACAACGATCAACCACCAGACCGATGGCATCACCAGCATCGAGGCAGCCCAGTTCCCAGTGAACGGCAGTGATATTGCTCGCATCAGCAATGATGTGCTCAATGGCACCTTTACAGTGGTGTGATGGCCACCTTCCCTGCGCTGGCACCGCGTACACGTTCGCTCTCGCTGGGCGACATACCGCAGCAGCAATACGTCGGCACCAGTGGTGGTGAAGTGCGATTCAAGCAGGGCAACTCCTACATCGCTCAAACGCTCAGTATCGGCTATGAGTTTTTGACAGAGGCTGAGGCCCAGCTGCTGCTGGATCACTATGCAGGGCAAGAGGGCAGCCTGATCCCTTTCGATCTATCCGCTGAGGTATGGGGCGGCTACACCACGCCGCCAGTCAGCTCAGCCAGTTACCAATGGCGATATACCGGGCCATTCGGCGTGGATATCGCAGCGCCAAGGCGATACAACATCAGCATTGAGCTTGAAACGGTGCCGATTTAGCCATGGCCTTTCCTGCTCTAATCCCATCGGCTCGCGTCTACACACCTGGCGATGTGCCACAGCAGCAGCAGGTGACCCTCTCAGGCGTCAACAGCGGCTACAGGCAAGGCAACCGCAGGATCGCGCAGACACTGCAGCTGGCGTTCAACAACATCAGCGAATCAGATCTGAACCTCATCAAGACTCACTACCTAGACCGGCAAGGCACCTTTGACATCTTCTATCTGTCCGCTGAGGTGTGGAATGGCTACGCCACGCCACCAGTTGGTTTGCTCAGTGATTACGCCTGGCGGTATGCAGGCCCGCCAGTCATCACAGATGGATCCTGTGACCTGTGGAGCGTTGAGCTTGAGCTGACAACCTATGCGATCAACACCGGAGATCTGGTATTTGATGGCGGCTTGGCGGCTGCAACACCAGCACGCGACTATATTCTCAATGGTGGGCTGGCTGCTGCCACGCCAGCACGCGACTATGTGATCAGCCCTGGCGCAGCGACATGAGTATCACCCTCTCAGCACTGCAGCGGCAGCGCCGCGATACGGCAGCCAACTGGACAGCCGAGAATCCAACGCTGCTGGCTGGCGAGATTGGTGTTGAGAGTGATACCGGCTACTGGAAAATCGGCAACGGCAGCACAGCATGGGCCAGCCTTGGCTATGTGCGTGGTACGCAGCTGAGCGCCTATCCGCTGGTCAATGCGGATATCGCCAGCAATGCTGAGATTGCCGTCAGCAAACTGGCCGATGGCACCGCTAGGCAGTTGTTGCAGACCGATGCAGCTGGGACTGGTGTTGAGTGGGCCAGCAATATTGATGTGCCTGGCACGCTCGACGTGACGGGTGCGGCAACCTTTGACAACAATGTCATCATTCAAGGCGATTTAACGGTCAACGGCACTGAGACGATTATCAACACTCAGACGCTGGACGTTGAAGATAAAAACATCATCATCGGCAAGGTCACCACGCCAACCGATGTGACGGCTGACGGTGGTGGCATCACGCTCAAAGGCACTACTGATAAGACAATCAACTGGATCGATGCCACAGATGCGTGGACGTTCAGCGAGCACGTCAATATCGCTAGCGGCAAGGAATACCGCATCGCTGGTACCAAGGTGCTTGATGCCACCAGCCTTGGCAGCGCTGTAGTTAGCAGCAGCCTGACCAGCGTTGGCACCATCAGCACTGGCGTGTGGAATGGCACCACTGTTGCGACGGGGTACGGCGGCACAGGGCAGACCACCTACACCGATGGCCAGCTGCTGATTGGCAAGACCGATGGCACGCTCGCCAAGGCAACCATCACAGCAGGGACCGGCGTCACTGTTACCAATGGCGATGGCAGCATCACCATTGCAGCCACTGGCTCAGGATTTCTCCCCTTGACAGGCGGAACCCTGACGGGTGATTTGCTATTAGACAATCAATCGGATCTGCGCTTTGGCGAGGCAACTGGTCACGGCGGCAACTGGGTTGCATTTCAGGCGCCCGCGACGATTGCTAGCAACGTCACCTGGACATTGCCCGCTGCGGACGGCGCTAGCGGTCAGCTGCTCAGCACTAACGGCAGCGGTGTTCTCAGCTGGGCTAGCGATGCTGGCGCCATCATTGTCGACGGTGGAAACTTCGCCAATGGCTCATCTACAGTGACCACATCTGCGACCATCGACGGCGGGAGCTTTAACTAATGCCAACCCCATCCACACGCACCCCTGTCCGTATCGCACGCGGCACGTATAGCAATCTCAACAGCAGCATTGCTGATTTACAAGAAGGCGAAATCTGTTACGCAACGGATGAGAACAAGGTTTATGTGATTGAAGGCGGTGCGCTCACGAGCCTGCCCTATGGCGCCGGACTTGATACTGCCCAGACTTGGACCAAAGGGCAACGCGGTGAAATCACAGCACTGACTGACGGCGCGACGATCACGCCTGATTTCAGCGATAGCAACAACTTCAGCGTCACCCTCGGCGGTAACCGCACTCTCGCCAATCCCACCAACCTGACCGCTGGGCAGTCCGGTTGCATCTGGATCACGCAAGACGGCACCGGCTCCCGCACGCTGTCCTACGGCAGCTACTGGGACTTCACCGGCGGCACCGCGCCAACGCTGACCACCACTGCAGCGGCGCGTGATTGCTTGGTGTATTCCGTGCAGTCCACCACACAGATCACCGCCACCTTGATCACCAACCTGAGCTGATGATTCCCGGAAGCGCTAACGCCCTGCTGCTTGCTAGTGCTGGAGCAGGTGGCTACACCATCAGCCGCAGCCTGCGGTTCAACTCCGCCGATTCGGCTTATCTGAACCGCACCCCCGCATCTGCCGGCAACCGCAAGACGTGGACCTGGGCGGGGTGGGTTAAGCACTCGCCAGAAACAAGCATTTTCTTTGGTGCCAACCAGACACAATATATTCGCTTGTACCACTACTTAAGCAAGCTCTACTTCGACACTAATACATCTCCCAGTTTTAGTGTAGGCACAAGCGCTGCATTCAGGGACTATAGTGCTTGGTGGCACATTGTATTGGCGTTTGATTCCACGAATGTGACAAGTTCAGACAGAATTAAGATATATGTCAACGGTGCTTTACAGACCCTAACGGGTACATTCCCTGCCCTAAATACAGACTATCTTGTAAACAATAATTGCTCCCACGCTATCGGTACCGATACTGCTGGAAGTTATTGCGGCGCTTATCTAGCCGACATCCACTTCATCGACGGCCAAGCCTTAGACCCCACCAGCTTCGGTGAGTTCTCCGCCACCACCGGCGTCTGGATGCCCAAGCGCTTTGCGGGCACCTACGGGTCGCAAGGCTGGAAACTCGACTTCGCGGATAACTCCGCAGCCACTGCCACCACGCTGGGTAAAGACAGCTCCGGCAACGGCAACAACTGGACGCCGAATAACTTATCCGTCACCGCTGGTGCAGGCAACGACAGCCTGGTGGATGTCCCCGTCAACGGTACGCAGGCCGACACCGGCGCCGGCGGTGAGGTGAGGGGGAATTACTGCACTTGGAATCCAGTAGACAGCAACCCAAGCGCGGTTCTCTCCAACGGAAACCTTGACAACGACAACGCGGCTACCTACGCAACAATAAAAGGCTCTATTGGCTTGATAAGCGGCAAATGGTATTGGGAGTATTCGGTATTAACTACACCAGTAGGGTATGCTCTTGAGCCTATAGGATTGGCAAGCGTCAATATGTCAACAACAACTGGCTATGTAGGGCTTAGCAACAATAATTCTGCTGCCGTAACGCTCAACTATCAAAACAATCTGGACATCTATGTAAATGGAAGCGTAGTATTCACGACAACTGGATGCGCCAATGGTGATGTCATTGGAGTTGCGTATGATGCAGACAGTAAAAAACTATGGTTCCGTAGAAATGGAACGTGGCTTGGTAGTGGATCGCCGGATCCGGCTACAGGTACAAGCCCAATAACAACAGCACTTACCGGAACCCAGACTCCGGCTTGCACTTTATACGAAACAAAAATAACCGCCAACTTCGGCCAACGCCCATTCGCCTACACCGCCCCCAGCGGCTTCAAGGCGCTCTGCACGGCAAACCTGCCCGCACCCACCATCGTCAAGCCCTCCACGGTGATGGATGTGGTGACCTATACGGGCACCGGCTCCACACTGACACCCACCAGCACCCTTGGTTTCAACCCTGACCTGATCTGGATCAAGTCACGTTCTGCCGCTACAGATCACGCGCTTTACGACAGCGTGCGTGGCGCCCAAGCTCGCCTAGAAAGCAACACCACGGGCGCAGAAGCCACCAGCGATAGCGGTGTCACGGCGTTCAATACTGCAGGTTTCACGCTTGGCACATTGGCGCAGGTCAACACCAACGCCGCCACCTACGCAGCGTGGACCTGGGACGCTGGCAGCAGTACCGTCACCAACACCGCTGGCACCATCTCATCGCAGGTGCGGGCTAATGCTAATGCAGGGTTTTCAGTTATCACGTACACGGGCTCAGGTTCTGCAGCTACGGTCGGGCACGGCTTAGGTGCTGCACCCAAGTTTCTTATTTGGAAAGCACGATCAGCCGTAACAAACTGGATGGTCTGGCATAGCAGCTTATCTGCTAACAACTACCTAAACCTGGATAATACCGCCGCCCAAACAAGCGCTGGACAACCGCCAATCACGTCCACCTTGCCAGATAGCTCCGTAATCACAATGGCTTACGGACAGGGTTATTACAACGGTAGTGGAACCACTTATGTCTGCTACGCCTTCGCCCCAGTCGCGGGCTACAGCGCCTTCGGTTCCTACACCGGCAACGGCAGCGCAGATGGTCCGATGGTGTTTACCAACATGCGCCCGCGCTGGATCATGATCAAGCGCACTGATTCCACTGGAAATTGGACGATTATTGACGCAGCCCGCGAAGGCTATAACGTCGACAATGATCCGCTATATCCAAACACTGCAGACGCTGAAGGCACTGCGGATCTGGCGGACATTGTGAGCAATGGATTCAAACTCCGCAGCACGGACGCCTCTGTTAATGCAAGTGCCGGCACATATGTCTATGCATGTTTCGCGGAAGCGCCCTTTTCCCTGGCTCGTGCCAGGTAACCACTACCCACTAGCGAGCCATGTTCATTCTTGACGGCAAACCCCTCAGCCCAGACGTGGCGTTCACCACGCCCGATGGCACGCAATACCCAGCCAACTGGCTGCGCCTAGCGACGCCTGCGGAACGCGAAGCCATCGGCATCACCGAAGCACCCGACCCTCAGCCCTACGACCAGCGCTTCTACTGGGGTTATGACGCTGACGGCGCCCTGATCCCTAAAGATCACGCGCAACTGGTGGAGCAATGGACGCAGCAAACACGCACAACCGCTAACACGCTGCTGCAGCCAACGGATTGGATCATCATCCGCGAGGCTGATAACGGCAAAGCCGCCGATCCTGTCCTGAAGACTTGGCGCGAAGAAATCCGCCTAGCCGCTGGCAGCAAGAACTACGAGATCGAGCAGACCGCCGATACCGCAGCACTTGCCGCATACATCACTGGCGCAGACTACCCAGCATGGCCTGCTGATCCCTACGCACCCGCACCCGTAATCGAGGCACCAGAAGATGGCGGTCAAGAGTAAGACTGGCACGGCTCGCATCGAGCATCAACCCGGACGCCCGAAAACAACCCGTCAGGGGTTCGGGCAACATAGCCGTCCACGCCGTCGCGGCAAGAAGCCCTTACGCGGGCAAGGTCGGTAAGCTGAACAGGTAGCCCCATGGCGCCATGATCGAAGTCATTGCCGCCATTGCCGGCGCTTCAATTTCAGTGGCAGCCATGGGTGCTGCTGGCTTCAGTCGCAAATCTGATGAAGCCCGCGAGGCGGTAATCAGGCTCACCTCAGCGGTGGAGCACATCGCCTCACAGCTTGAGGTGCTCCACACCGATATCAAGGAAGACCGAAAGGAGACATTCGGGCGGCTGTCGACGGTAGAGCAGCGCGTCTCTAAGTTGGAAGCACGTCCACCATCGTGCTGATCATGGATCAGGCCACCACCATTGCGGTGATTGCCATCATCGTTGCAGCAGGCAGCGAGATCATTGCAGTATCACCGCTTAAATCCAACAGCTGGGTGCAGCTGATCTTTAAGGCTTTGCAACTGGCCTTCCCAAAGCAGCGCCGCTGAATCATGGCCAACGACGCGCGAATCTCGTTGCAGCAGCTGTTCAGGTATTACAAGGCGCTGCCGCATCAAACCGCCGCGATTCAGCAGTTAGAAACCGATCTGAGCGCCAACGGCTACGACGCCGTGATGCGCAGGGATCGAGAGTGGTTTCAGACGTGGAGCCAAGACGGCAAGCAAAGCGACCTAAGCGCCGCGATCAGCTTGATTCGGGAGTTTGAAGGCTGCCACCTCTCGGCCTATCCCGATCCGCTTAGCGGCGGTGACCCGTGGACCATTGGCTATGGCACCACGCGCTACAGCGGCGGCGTGCCCGTGAAGCGCGGCGATAAGATCAACGTGATCGAGGCCGACATGCTGTTGCGGCTGGAGGTGGATCGCATTGCTGACAAGCTGCGCACCACCATCCCGCACTGGAAGGTGATGGATGACCAGCAGCGATCAGCGCTAGTGAGCTTTGCCTACAACCTCGGCGCAGGCTTCTATGGCACCGCTGGGTTTGAGACGATCACGGCCAAGCTGCGCGACCGTGACTGGGCTGCGGTGCCTGCCGCGATGGAGTTGTACAGGAACCCTGGCACCAACGTGGAAGCTGGCCTGCTGCGGCGGCGCCGTGCAGAAGGCAAGCTATGGGGGCAGCATCAAGCTGCGGCCGAGCCTGAAACTGCAAAGCTGCGGTCCAGCAGCCCATTCAATGCGCGGATTACGCCGCACATCAGGTTGGGGGAATTTGCGCTGGATCAGGAAGCGCGGCGGTTCCAGCACCAATACCAGCTGGACACTGCGGCTGAGCTGGCTGCATTCTTGGAGCGTGCCCGGACGGCATTTGGCGGAAAGCCGATCATCATCACCAGCGGCTTCAGACCGCCAGCCGTGAATCGCTCAGTCGGCGGGGCCAGCGGGAGCGAGCATCTTTACAACGCACTAGGCGTTGGCGCGGTCGACTGGTACATCCAAGGAGTCGATATCTACAAGCTGCAGGAATGGTGCATCAAGAACTGGCCATTCAGCACCGGCAAAGGAGCGCCTCGCGGATTCATCCACACTGGAATCAGAAAAGGGCGTCCCAGAGTTGTTTGGGATTACTGAAACTGTCCTAGTTTGTTTCTGCTGCGATATTGCCATTTGCACCTGTCTCCTGTTGCCAGTTTTCCGTTCCGCCTAGCGTCTCGCATGTTTTCTTCCCGCGTTCCCCAAGCCAAGTTGCTTGCTCTGTTGTCTAAATGATTGTCATTCAAATGCCGACAATCAAAGCCGGTTGGCCTCGGGCCGTGAAAAGCAGCTGCAACAAGTGCATGAACATAAAACTTTTGTCGCGCGGGCCACGACAATCGAACGACTAGGTACCCCTTTTTGCCGCTTGAGGTCGGCTTGATCAGCTGTCCTTTGTAAGTGCGCTTGCTGGATCGGGTTTGGATTGTGCGATCCAGGCTCCTCACCCGACCCTGATCGGAAACCTCGTACAGGCCCTCGTGGCCGACAACGGGCTTCCACACCTCTACGCTGGTGGTCATCGCCTGGTGATTGCAGGTGGTCACGCTCCAGGGGCGGCAACCCGCTGGGGCACCCCAATGCTACCGCTATCTGCTGTGCTGCTACCTGACCACGAGATCCGCCGACTGTGTCAACAGCATTCGATGCTGTCGCCATATAACGAAGCTCAGCTGAACCCGGCCAGTTATGACGTGACGCTTGGCGGCCAGATCATGATGGAAGTTGCCAGCACAGCAGAGCTGCAGAAGGTGCAGCTGCATGGCCACACGCAACAGGATCCGTTCTGGATTCAGCCTGGTGAATTCTTCCTGGCTGAAACGCAGGAGATCTTCAACCTGCCCCACCATGTCGGCGCGCAGTTCGTGCTGAAGTCCAGCCGGGCACGTGAGGGTTGGGACCATGCAGAGGCCGGCTGGGCGGATCCAGGGTGGTTTGGCAGCAGGCTCACCATGGAGCTACGCAATCAGCGGCGGCTGCATCCGTTGCCGATTTGGCCCGGCCTGCGTATTGGTCAGATGAAGTTCCTGCTGGTTAGCGGAACCGTGGAGCGCAGCTACGCCGAAACCGGAAGATATAACGCAGACCTGGGCGTCACTGGATCGAAGGGCTAGCGTTCGTTCGGAGAGTCAAGGCACCTAGGCGCTGGCCTCAGCCACCGGCGCCTTTTTCATTGGGTGATCGAGCGGCGCCATGCGCAGCCGAATGATCTTGCTTGGAGCCTCGGCTGGATCATCCATTGGCACCATCGTGTAGTCATCACAGCCATGGCTTTCAGCGAAGTGGCTGGCGGCCTGATGAGTGGTGAATGGCCCGATATGCCACGGGCCGATGCGGAGGATGTATTGCATTGCGGGACGGTAGCGCGAATCCTGCTGCTGAATCCCATAGCAATTCTGCAGTCTCGTGAGACTTAGTTGCGACCGCTACCGTGTGCCAAGCGGCGGCTAGCCCATGCGGGCGTTCTACCTAGAGATCTCCGCCAAGCTGATCTATCGATCTGACACGGATCCCGATGATCTGCCAGCGGATATCTATTCGCACTTGGCGGAGTTCATCCCATCAGACGACGACATTATCGACATCGAAGTGAACGCCGTCCCGTTGCCAGCTGATCTCGGTGGATCGTCACAGGATTGACGAGACGAGACTGGTCACACGGCGATCAGCGCGTGATCAGATCCTCCTGGCCTGGAACTATCAGTGCGCCTACTGCGGCGACGATCTAGGCCGCAGCCCAACCATTGATCACGTCATCCCCAAAGCGCACGGTGGCACCACCACGCCATCAAACCTGGTGGCCTGCTGCATGGGCTGCAACTGCAGCAAAGGCCATAAGCCATGGGTGGACTGGTATCGCTCTCAGCCGTTCTGGACTGCACTGGGCGAGTGGGCAATCGCGCAGTGGCTACACGATGGTGGCTAAGATTCTGGCCTCAACCTTTCTTAGGTCTGAGGCGTCCGCTGTGCCCGGCAGCGGTGAGGTTGGCACCGCGTGAGGACCAGCTACCGGGCAACCCAATCAAGGCAGGATCCTGCTGCATACCCACAGCGCGATCCAGCAGGTCACCCAATACTCAACGATCAGGATCAGCACGTCGCGCAGCATCAGCGGGCCAGCAGATGATCGAGATACAGCTCGGCCTGCCACAGATCAGAGCTATAGCGGCAGATCCCACCGACGCAGCTGCGGTAGTACAGCTCACCGCCACCATCAGGCTCCAGCGTTTCGATCCATCCGCCATCGCGGTCGGTGCGGCTAACGATCGTTGGCTGCGACATACACCTCACACCGGGCGGCGTACCTTCCCCCACTCTGCCGCGCCTCAGGGAAGTCCAAGCTGCAGCGTCGCCGTGGATGGTCCCACTGCACGCAGTCCCAACACAGCCGCGGCTCCGTCACCGGCCGGATCCTCGCCACCGCGGCGCTATAGATCGACTGCGCACGCAGCAGCGCATCCTGCAGCTGGATGGCGCCAGTGTCAGCCTCCACCTGGTGCTCTGGCTTAGGCCCCAACACCACCCTGCAGTGCCACGTCCGGTCTGCGCGATCGCAGAACAGGAGCAGCCGGCCGGCGTGAAGACTGATCATTCTTCCTCGCCGTATGCCGGCAGGTGAAAGATCCGCTCCAGCTGCATCGAGGCCGGCTCTGCGTGGCCGTTGGTGACGTAGCAGGCCACATCATCCGATGGATCGGCCGCGGCAAACACCGTTGGCCAGAGGTGCTCCTTCACCACAACCAAACTGGTGCGCGGGCTACGCACCAGCACCCAGAGCGCCAGGCGTTCAATCAGGTTCAGCCCCGGCAGGTGCATCATCCCTCCAGTTTGCCGAGCAGGCGGTTCAAATACCACCGGGCCTTGGCAGCGTTCACGGCTGGATCACCCTTGTCCCACATCCTCAGGATGTAGCGCAGGACATGCCCTTGGCAGTTGCCGAGCACCGGATTGGGCGCGCGGGCGATGGCAGCCTCGATCACGTCGATCGCTTCTGCCGGTCCGTGTTTGTAGTGGTCGGGGTTGATCTGGTCAGTCATTGAGTAGACCTCCATCAACGAGAGCATCACACCATTCCTTGAATGGCGCCTCGATCTGAGCCATGGCTTTGTTGTCGATAGTCTCAGGCTTGCGGATCATGGCGATTGCTAGGCCAAGGGCATCGCCAAGGCGATTCTCAAGACTGTCAAGTGGCACAAACTTGTAATCGGTCATATCTCGGCCTCATGCTCAAGAGCAAATACAAGGGCTGGCGGGAAGTGGTGGTCGGGATTGCTACTCATCCACGCGGCCACCTCGCGGATCGCGGCGCGGGCTTCGGATGCCCAGTTGGCCGCCTCCTCGTCCCGTTCCAATCCGTATTCGATGCCGCTGATAGCAAGCGCGACCCGCTTTACCAGCGAACTATCTGGCTTGGCCGGATAGTTGTAACTTGTAAGCGTCGCTGATGAGTTGAGCGTGAGCAGGTCAGCAATCTGCTGCGCTTGTTCTGGCGTCCACTGTGGCAGATCACTAACATCTAGGACTTTTGACGCTTGGCGTTTGGCAGCTTCCAGCGCCTCGACCCGGCTCGCCAGAGCCAAGATGTTGGCGCTGGTTTCGACGATGTGCTTGTGAGCCGCAGCTTCCAGTGTCTCGACCCTGGCGCGGAGTTCAAGGATGCAGGTTTGAGGAGCGTAGCCGTATTCATCAGACCAATGCTCTATTTCGGCCCATTGCTTGGGCGTTGCTGTGTAATCAGTCATCGAGTTGCTCCAGGGCGCGGCGGATGATGTCGTAGGCGGCATCGTCTATTTCGTCTCTGTTGTAGACACCCGCAATCTCGTGGAGCGCCTGCTCCTTCAAGCTCGGCGGATTGGGGCGGCGTGCGGCGCGGAGTGATGGGATTAGCTCCGGGTGTGTCGCTAGATTTTGCCAGTGAAGCCACTCACAACACGCCTCCAGTTCCTGGTCGGCGCCAGCTTGGAAGGCTTCGTACAGCACCAGATCGACATTTTGTTCTTCATCGATGATCAATTCCTCCCACTTTTTAAGGAGGTGATCGGGTGGGTAGATGTTGTTAGTCATGAGGAAGAGAAGTGTGTAGATCTTCTGGGTCAGATGATCATCTTGGTGCTGAGTGCTGGATCTTCTTCGTCGTGGCACTCAGGTCCGAAGCCGGTGGCTAGCAATTCTTGTGAAAGGCTGGCTTCATCACCTTGAACAACAGACGCGCTTGTTAAAGGCTCCGTTGCGTGTGGCTGCTTCTCAAAACTGTTCAGCCATTCGCGGAAGCGGTCGCCGGTGGGTGTCTTGATCGGCCACGCCACAAACTTCAATAACAGCTTTCGATCGCGGAACGCCATGCTTACGTTCGGTTTCCACGCGATAAACAGCGCACCGTTCCACCGATCCCACTGGCGCACGACCAACAGGCCGGGCGCCGTGAACGTATCGGCCTTCATCGCCACTTGTCCCCCAGCAGCTGCTGACGGCAGACCTCTATCGCCTGCTGCGCGTTCTTCTGCGTCATCACCGACTCGGTGGCATCCATCGCACGCACCACGCGCTCGAGCAGGTCGGGGTAGTAGGTGTCGCGGAAGTTAGCGGCCAAGTCGCGGCAGAACTCCTCCCACAAGCCGGTGTAGGTGCTGCAGGTGCGGCCGCTGCGTTTATAAAGCGCCTCCATCATGTCGGCGCGTTGCTGGTCCAGAAACGTGGCGTGGGTCATGAGTCGAGCAGTTGACGGATGCGGAGCAGTTCAGCGCAGATCAGCTCAGTGCGTGGCGCCTTACGCAGCTGATCGACGCGGATATCAATCAGGTGTTGCAGGCGCTCGCGCTCATCCTGCCTCCCCTGCTGGTATGCGCCGGAGTCTGTGATCAGCTGGTTGATGCGGTCTCGGATGGTACTCACACCACCTCCACCGTGGCACCTGGCCAGCGGGCATGTGCATAGCGTTTGGCAGCAGTCTTGGATTCCGCACGCGTGTACCACGTGACTGGCCGGGCGCTCTTGGGGTAGACGATCACTTTGTAATCACGCACGCGGGCGTTGTGGCGTGGGCGGCTGATGCCCTCGCCATAGCTTCCAAGGGTCTCAGGATCTGTGCGCCACTGGAATGCAGCAACCTCAGCCATGGCAGTTCGGGTCAGTAACGGTTTCAGGGTTCAGCCATTCGATCTGGTTCCACCAAGGGAGCCACGTATCGGCGGCGATCAGTTTGGCCTCGGTGAGGCTATGCGCTGAGATGCACTCAACGACGTTGGCGTCTTTGATTGTGAAATAGAAGCGGCGTTCAGTCATGGCGCACCACCTGCTGCGTGCCTGAGTGAGTGGTGGTGTGATGTGCGCCGGATTCAATGCCGATCATGGCGAACACGGCTGCGGCGATCAGGCAACAGATGGTGTTGTTAATGGTGTTGATCATGGTTGGCGAGATAGAGGGGGGAGCCCCGGAGGGCTCAGATCGAACAACCGATGACGAAGTGGCCAGCCTTGGCGCGATAGATCAGAGCCCGCACGTCTTTGCGCTGACGGCCAGTGCGAGCGCTGAAACCTTCCCAGATCGTGCCATCAAAACCGCGGGTCTGCAGATCGGCGCGAAGGTTGCGCAGTTCGGCGGTGTTCTCGGTGAGTTCGAAGGTGCGGCCGTTGATGGTTGCGGTCATGATCGGGGAAGCGGTGGCCTCGTCGGCCGTCCCCTAATTATGCACCGCCGACGGGTCACCCTGCTAGGGGGGCTGTAACAGTTCTTCACACTGCGTTGCTGCCCACGGCCAGCTCCACCGGCACCCGCAACACCGGCATTGATTTGCCACGGCCGCGAGACCATCCGATCACCGCCACGCTTACGGGCAGTTCCACCGTGTACCAGACGTGCCCGCAGCCTACGCAACGCCGTTGCCGCGTGATCTGATGTGATTCCTTGCCGTTGGTACACAGCGCTCTAATCTCATCACCACCGCAACGCGGGCAGTCCATAGGTATGCTTGGAATGTACACCGCCACGGTAGCACTATGAACTTCGGGCAGTGGATGGCGGTGGAGCTATCGCCAGAACAACAGTTTGAGATTGAAAAACAGGCCCGCACCCTGCTAACCAGCAAGGATGCAGGCCCAATGGCTGCGGCGCTTCTGAAGCAAGCCTGCTACCAGCAGCAGCTGTTGCAGCAAGCCGTTAACGAGATCGCTCGGCTCGAATGCGAGCTGATGGGTCGTTAGAAGAGATCAGCGTCCACCACGACACCATCAGTGGCCTTGGCCAGGCTTTCAGCCGCACCCTTGGCCTCAATGGCCTGCTGCGTCTTCCAGTCCGGCTTAGCCACAACACTGAGATATTTCACGCCGCTATTGGCCGTCTTAGCCCAACCGCTCAGCCGCACAGGAATCTCATTGCGGTCACCCTGTGGGTCGGCGTTCATCAGATACTGCGCCAAGGCATACGCCTGATCAGCAGGCACATTCAGCACGCCATCAAACTCGGGGTAGTTTTTGCCAGCTTGGAACTTATCGCCCATCCGTTTCTGCCAGTCGGCTTCGGATTGCTTAAACAGTGCGCCGTTAACGGAAAAGGTCATGGTTGCTCGTGGGTAATGGTGTTGGCCTGTTCGTATTGCTCCACCTCGGCCAATGGGTAGAGCACGAAGCCGGGAGTGCGGAAGTACGGCGGGCCTTTGCCAGCCTTTCGCCAGCGGCTAAGCGTGTCAGGGTGCAGGCCCCAGCGCTGCGCTAACTGCGTGGCCGTTAAGTAATCAGAAGAGTTCATCCTGATCGGTTGCGGCAACTGGAGTTTCGGGCTGCAGCTTGGCGTTCAAATCAGCCACGCTGGTCTCTGTCACCGTGACCGGCTGCACATCGAGCACCTCCTCTTGGCTTTGCATACCGAGCAACAGGTCGCTGGCGTACAACCTGCCCCAGAAGGCGGCGGCCCGGTAGCGGATCATCAGCTCGGGCATCGTGGCCCACTTGCTGCCGCTTTTGGTGGCCCATCCTTCACGCTTGGCCATCGCCATCGTGATCGTCGGCCCCTTCAGCTCCTGATTGCTGGCGAGATCCTTGGCGACGGCATAGCAGGCCAGGTTGTCGCCGCTGCCGCTCATCTCAAACCGCAATGGGCTGAAGCGGCCACAGCCGTTCACCATCGCAATGATGAAGCTACTGCTCCACGAGGGCCGGCCATGGATGACATGCAGGTGCTGCATCGCTAGGAAGGGCGAGATGCCCATCCGATTGGCGATCTCAAGCGCCACCAAGCAGTTGGCGAACCCCTGCTGGCCTTGAAACTGCGGTGGGATCAGCGTGCTGCTGGCCAAAGCCTTGGCAATACGCTGGGCGTCCTCGAAGGCTTGGATGCCGCTGAATACCGAGCCCGCGGGCTGGGTGGTGGTGATGGCTGATTGTGCGTCCATTTAATAGGTCTCGATTTCGGTTGTGGCCTGCTGCTGGCTGGTGGCGGCCGTCATCCAACTCGGCAGGCTGATGGTTTCGATCTGGTCGCTATAGCTGGGCCAGCTGTCAGCAGCGCGGCAGGTGGCCAGCTTGCCCAAATCAAACATTGCCTGTTCATAACCGCGCTCGATCATCTCGGCATCGGCGGCGTACACAGCAACCGCGTAAGGCGCTGTCGTTTCAACGCAGATAAAGATGAACTGATCGGGGCGCTTGCCGGTGGCAGCTTGGACCCCGTGCATGTACCAGCCAGCTTGCACGTGGTAGCGGTAATCGCCAATGCTTCGCCTGAAACCACGCGGGCTGGCGTCGCGGGTGGTTTTGAGATCAACCATGATGCTGCCGTCATCCGTGAGCCAGTCAGGACGACACTTGCAGTCGACCCCATAAGTGGCGTCTGTCCACATGTGCGTGGTCTCAGCCTTGCCTGGCAGCCCTAGCAGCATGGCCGCACCGGGATGGCGCATGATGCTACGGCCCATCGCCATCACAACCTCGGCATCGTCGGCGGTGATCACGGTCTTGCCAGCTGAGCTGGCCTCGAATGATGCAAACGCATCTTTGCCGGCCTTGGTGCGGCGATCACACACTGGCGCCACCGCGATCTCCTCATCCCATCGGCTCAGCTCCAACACATGCGTATGCAGCGCAGTGCCAAGCCGCATGGCTGCGGTGGGCTCTGGCGCCACACGCTTGGGGTCCAGATACCTGGCCCAGTAGTGCAGCGGTGATCTTGCGATGAGATCCAGATGAGACTTTGAGATTGCCGGATGCGCGTGATAGTCGGTGTTTTTCATGCATTGCAGCGGGTTTCAGGCAGATACTAGCGGATGCGGCCGGATGCTGGTATGGTTTGCGGGTCACTGCTTTTCGGAGCTCTGATGCGCTGCTCATTGCCGCGCCATTCGCCGCCTTTTCCTGCCGTCTGACGCATTTCTGCGCACACCACAGAAGGGCCTGGCTTCAGGCCCTGCAACTAACCCACGAGGACATCCATGGCATTTCGCCGCTTTGAACTAACGCTTGAGGGCACACGCCCGGTCATCCTGTCCAATCCCTGCACAGTCGACCCACTCGGGCCACATGCAGCAGCGATCAAATACTTCACCGCCATGAAGAAGAACCGCAACGAGCACGCGCTGCGCCGTTTGCATTGGCTCTTCTCTGGCTATTGGGGCACAGAGGGCACCTTCACTTATGGCACATCACTGGATGGTGATTCCAGCTTTGAAGGTTTCCGCGATCCATTCCTGCCCGCGCAAAACTTGCAGCGCTGCATCCGCGATGGTGCAACCGCATGGAAGCTGGGCAAAGACACCAAACGCGCCATCGTTGTGGAAGGCGACGCAGAACTCATCTACGACGGACCGCGTGATGCTGCCGTCATGTATGAAGACTCCCGCTTCCTATCAATCGCGCCAACCGGACGCGGCACCATGGCCGTTCGTGTTCGCATCCCGCATTGGGCAGCAAAGTATTCCATGCTGGTGAATGATGAGATCATTGACCCGCAAACGCTGGCCAAGATCCTTGACCGTGCCGGTATTGCTGAGGGACTTGGTACATGGCGACCAATGCACGGTCGCTTTCAAGTCACCCACCTAGAAGAAGTGGAGATCGGCTGATGAAAAGCGCATCCATCGATTCAACAGCTCTTTACAAGGGCCAGACAATCCCAGCAGAACTGGCATGGGAGCACTATGTCAATCGCAAGCCAGATAAATTGCAAAGCTGGATTGATGAACTCGGTGATGAAGAGTTAGTCAAGCTAGCCAAACTGCCGTATGTGCTGCTTCAGGTGCGTGATTGGCTGGAGCGTGATCGACGCGAAAAGGAACTCCCGCCCTTGGTGATGAACACCGTCGGAGGCGTAATCAATGTCCTGACCGATGAGAACGCATCTGCCTATCTGAATGATCAGGCATTTCAAGGGCTTCGCCGCCATCAACGCGCTACCAGCAGATTGGTTAGCTCGATTGATGACAGCAAGCTGACAGGTGCTGCACGCCGCGAACATCAGAATCGCATCAACGTGCATTCATTCATCGCTGCATCAGCACAAGGCGCACAACGTCAGCTCAGATTGCTCAAACGTGCAGGTAAAAAGCCACCGCAACTAGAGGGCTGATGATCTGGGCATCCGTTAGGTGTAAGGCCCACATTCGGCTCTCTGCATATCAGTTTAGCGCTGCTCTTTGCCCTGATCTGCGTAGTAGCGCTGTGCCGCTCGTCGCCAACCACCGAGTGGCCCTTCGGGGCCACGCAACAACCCAACACTTAGCTATCGGCTATCTGGTGGGCTGTGCCTGCCATTCTGCGTCGCCCCGCGTTAACCCGCTGAGCAGCTCAATTCCCAGTGAGTCTCCGCATCGCACTATGCCGCGCATCACCGCCAACCACCGAGGCCCTGGGCAACCGGGGCCGCAACCCCATGCACCTCCGCCCCTACCAGCAGCGCGCCATTGATGATCTGCGCGATGCCTACCGCTCTGGCGCCCGCGCACCGCTGCTAGTGCTGCCGACCGGCGGCGGCAAAACCATCGTCTTCTCCACCATCGCCGCCAGCGCTGCAGCAAAAGGCAACCGCGTGCTGATCCTGGTGCATCGCCGTGAGCTGATCCACCAGGCCAGCAGCAAGCTCCAATGGATCGGCCTTCAACACGGCATCATCGCCGCTGGTGTGCCTGCTACAGATGCACCGGTACAGATCGCATCCGTGCAAACGCTCGCCCGCAGGCTGGCCCGCATGGATTGGCAACCGGGGCTGATCATTATTGATGAAGCCCACCACGCCACTGCAGGGCAGTGGGCGCGCGTCCTCGATCATTGGCCCGATGCCTACCGGCTGGGTGTTACCGCCACGCCATGCCGCCTCTCGGGCGAGGGACTGCGCAGCGCCTTTGATGCCATGGTGCTTGGCCCGTCAGTAGCAGATCTGATCAATGCCGGGTTCCTATCGCCTGCACGGATTTATGCGCCGCCAGTAGTGGCTGATCTCAATGGCATCCGCACGCGAGCCGGCGACTACGCCAACGATCAGGCCGCGGCCGCTATGGATCGACCCACAGTGACCGGCGATGCCATCGCGCATTATCAGCGCCTGGCAGCAGGACAGCAGGCCATCGCCTTCTGCTGCAATGTCGCCCATGCCGTCTCAGTGTGCGACGCATTTAAGACAGCCGGGATTGGCGCAGCGCTGCTGCTGGGCGATACGCAGGATCGTGATGCAGTAGTGGCGCAATATGCCGCTGGCGTGATTCGCGTGCTCGTGACCGTGGATGTGGTCAGTGAGGGCTTCGATGTGCCCGCCGCCAGTTGCGCCGTGTTACTCAGGCCCACGCAATCGCTCGGCCTTTACCTACAGCAGGTGGGCCGCGTGCTGCGCCCAGCGCCAGGCAAGGATGCCGCAATCATCCTCGATCACGTTGGCAACGTGCCGCGCCATGGATTCCCAGATGATCCGCGCGAGTGGAGCCTGGCCGAGGGTGCAGTGAAGCGCAGCGGCACCGCAGCGCCGTCAGTGCGCACATGCCCTGAGTGTTACGCCGCGTTCAAGCCGGCGCCGATTTGCCCGGTCTGTGGCGCACAATGCCAGCCGATTAAATCGCGCGTCATCCGTCAAATCGCAGGAGAACTGCAGGAGCTGAAGCGCACCGAGCAACGCACCGCACGCCGTGAGCAAGGCCAAGCGCGCACATTGCAAGAGCTGATCCACCTCGGCCAAGCCCGTGGAATGAAGAACCCAGTTGGCTGGGCTAAGCATGTGCTCTATGCGCGTGGCCGGCAATAAAAGGCAAAACGCAATAAGATGGGAACAGCTATCCTATCTTGCTCCGTGCCAAATCCCATACCTGCTGAGCTGCTCGGCCAGCGCTTCGGTCTTCTGACTGTTTTGGCTGACGCTTCGGCTGGCCACCGCTACCAAATGGTTCGCTGTCAGTGCGACTGCGGCAACGTGACCGTGATCAGAAAAAGCCGCCTTTACGAACGCACCGGCAAGCAGCTGGCATGTGGATGCCTTCGTGGCCGACACACCAAGCACTCAGACTGCCACAGCAAGCTTTATCGCGTCTGGGATTCGATGGTCCGGAGGTGCCACAACCCAAACCATCGTGCGTTTGCAAACTATGGCGGCAGAGGTATTCATGTATGCGCGGAGTGGCGCGACTACCGCAACTTCAAGGCATGGGCAAATACCAGCGGCTATTCAGAAGGTCTGACGATTGACCGCATCGATAACGACAACGGCTACGCACCAAGCAACTGCCGGTGGGCAACTAGGAAAGAGCAGCAAAATAATCGCCGTTGCTGCGTCTACATCGATCACGACGGCAAGCGTCTGACCGTTACGGAGTGGAGCGAGCTGTTAGGTGTGCCGCGCCACACTGTGCGTAAGCACCTCAAGGCAATGAATGTCGGCTAGTGAGACGCACCTCCAACAGGAAATCCGTCTGGCTTTGGGCACAAAGCCAGGCCTGAGGCTGTTTAGGAACAACTGCGGCAGCCTGCCAGATCCACGCACCGGCCGCCCCGTGCAGTTTGGCCTAGCACGTGGCTCTGCAGATCTGATCGGCTGGCGCACCATCACCATCACCCCCGACATGGTGGGCCAGCGCCTCGCCGTGTTCACCAGCATCGAGGTGAAGACAGAGCATGGCCGCATCCGCCCCGAGCAGCACGCATGGCTCACCGCTGTGACAGGCGCTGGTGGCATCGCAGGAATTGCTCGCTCAGTCGCAGATGCGTCGCAAATAATCTCCTGCGACTCCTAGCAACCTGCCAACCTATCTGCCAAACTCTGCCGGCCTCTCACCGTCCATGTGGTAGCCGACCTCCTCGATCAACTCGCCAATATCCCCGATCACTGGGCCCTGGTAGCCGTCGGGAATGACAAACGCCCCTATCAGCCCGAATGGCAAAAGCATCCGATCTCACGCACTGATCTCACCACCGAGATCCAGTCCGGCCGCGCCGTAGCGATCGGCGTCATCGCTGGCCCCCAATCCGGTGGCCTCCTCTTCGTCGATCACGATGGCCTCGGTGCATCCGAGGTGCTCGAGCAGATTGGCGCACCACTCCGCGATCTCCCCAAGTCCTGGGCCGTCACATCAGGCCGCGATGGCCGCGTGCAGATCATCTACCAAGTCCCAGAACCCTTCTGGGCCACCATCAAGACCACCAAGCTGCGCAGCTCAATTAAAGGCGAGCAGCTGGAGCTCCGATGGGCTGGCTGCCAATCCGTTGTAGCCGGCGCTCATCCAATGACCGGCGCATACCGCTGGCTTAAAGGCCGCGCACCCGGTGAGCTACCCATCGCTGAGGCACCATCGCTCCTGCTCCAGCAGATGCAGCGCCAGAAGCCAGCACCTGCCCCGCTTCTGCAGCTGCCAGACACCGACATTCAACGGGCACGCCTATACCTCGCCTCAGTTCCCGCAGCTGACGCAGATGACTACGACGCATGGCTCCGCGTTGGAATGGCCCTACACAGCGTTGACGATGCCCTGCTCACCGATTGGATCCAATGGTCCACCATCTCAGGCAAGTTTGAACCCGGCGCCTGCGAAGCCAAATGGCGCACCTTCTCAGCAGCAGCCGGTGGTGTCTCCCTCGGCACCCTCGCTCACCTTGCAGGTCATCAGAAAAGCCGCACGTCTCCAGCCGCGCGGCCGTCCGTCCATGCACCCGATGGCGCACCAAACCATACGGCAACCCATAACGGCAAACTCCTCAAGCTCGAATCGAATGAACTGCTCGCCCTCCTGCGCCAGCAGATGGCAGATCGCCTCCGCTGGAATGTCTTCACCAAGACCATCGAGCTCGATCAACAACCGCTCGAGCACATCGAGCACTTCTATCTCGCCCTCTCACAGCAAGGCGTCAAGGTCACCAAAGATCTAGCAGCCGATGCCGTCCACGTCGTCGCACTTGAAAACCCATACGATCCCGTCCGCGAATATCTCGAGCACGTGGCCGATCACATCCCACCCATCCCAATCGACCACCTAGCAACCGCCTACCTGCGTCCCGACGATCAGCCCGGCAGCCTCTACGACGCCATGCTCAAGGCCACGCTTGTGGCCGCTGTGCGCCGCATCTTTGAGCCCGGCTGTAAGCACGATTCCGCCTGCGTCCTAATGGGCCCCCAGGGCTGCGGCAAGTCCACCTTCTGGCGGAACCTCGGCGGCCTCTGGTTCTCCGATGCCCTACGCGACATCGGCTCCAAGGATGACCTCATGGTCCTGCACCGCTCATGGCTCATGGAATGGGCCGAGCTCGATCACATCACAGGCCGCAAGCACGCCGGCCAAGTAAAAGCCTTCCTCACCCAACAGACGGACATGTTCCGTGCGCCATACCAACGCACCACGGAGGCATACCCACGCCGCTCCATCATCGTCGGCTCCACCAATCGCGACACCGGCTTCCTCGTAGACGACACCGGCAACCGCCGTTTCTGGGTCATACCCGTCACAGCAGCGCCACACATCCCCGTGGATGGCCTCCTGCTCGAGCGTGACGCCATATGGTCCGCAGCCGTTCACGCATACCGCGCAGGCGAACCTAACCACCTCTCACGCGAACACAGCGCACAGGTTGATCACGAGAACGAGTCCTATCTCGTCGACAGCCCATGGAAGGCCGCCATTCAGGAATGGCTCAATGCACCACGTAACGACGGCCGACCCATCACCAGCGAGCTACTACTCACCGAAGCCATCAGCAAACCAGTGGAACGGCAGAGCCGCGCCGATCAAATGCAGATCGCATCGATCATGCGCGAGCTCGGCTTCGTCAAACAGCGCCAATGGGTCGCAGGGCGCTCTAAGTGGGTTTACTGCCAACCTCTCGGCTGAGGTTGTCAGGCTGAGATCCCTTGCGCCCCAACCCCTCTGCTATCCTTACTAACCTTCTAACCTTAGTAGTAAATATATAAAAGGGGAGAGGTAGGGGTAAAAAGGACCTATAGGGGCAACGTTGACAAGGTCGGCAGGTTGACAGGTGCTGACGACCGCTGATCTGTTGACAACTCTTGGCGGGAGGTTGGCAGGTTGACAGGTCGGCAGGTGCTGGCCGCCATCCGCTCCGCCTACCCTTGGGGCATGGCCATCACCCTCGAGATCGATCAGCAGGGCCTCGTGCAAGCCTCGAGGTGGTCGCAGGCTGTCGCCAAGCAACTGCCCTTCGCCACGTCCGTTGCCCTCAACGACGTGGCCTTCAAGGCCCGCACATCCCTCAATGGCGCAACCCGTCAATACTTCCAAGGGCCCGTCAATTTCACGCAGACCGCCTTCCTGGTAGACAAGGCCAAAAAGTCCACACTCACCGCCTACGTCTTCGCCAACAACCAGCAAGGCCGTAACCGTGCCCGCTACCTGCGCTATGGCATCCAAGGCGGGCAGCGTGTAGCCAAAGGCTTTGAGCGCTACTTCGCTGGCGCTGACAACGACGGCACCCTCCCCCCTGGCACCACCCTGGTGCCCACCTCCTTGGTCAAGACCACAGACGCAGGGAACGTGAGCCTCGCCACACTGCGATCCATCAGCAAAGGACTGAGCACCACCAATAAGCGAGGCGGCTTCTTCGTCGGCACACCACGAGGCGCAGGCAACCGGCCGCCTGGTATCTATCGCCGCTCACGCGAGCAGCTGTTCCCTTACTTCATCGCAGCATCGGCAGCACCGCGATACACAGGCCGCTTCCCCATTCAAGACATCGGAGAGAAGATCGTTGCTCGCAACTTCAACGATGCACTCAGCGCTGCGCTCGATAAGGCGATGGCGACTGCTCGATGACGCCGCGAGACCGCGCGTGGGTCCTTCCAAGCCAATACTGTGTGGGTCGTTCGTTCGCACCCGCTTCCGCTAGCGTCAGACTTGACCACCCCTAAACCGTTGCGGCGCAAGGGATCTCATTTTGAGACGCAAATGAGACTCCCTTAAGACAGTTTAGTGGCGTTTAGTGGGGTTTAACTTAACGCTAGATCGATTTGCGTTTGTGCTGGTTACGTTCGCTGAATTTGCAGCGATCAGGGGATGCAGTAAGGGCGCTGTGACCCATGCGACCAAGAGCAGGATTGCTGGCGCTGTGGTGGAGAAGGATGGGCGCAGGTGGCTGGATCGTGATCTGGCGTTGGAGCTGTGGAACAAAAACACGGCGATCAACAACGTGAGCAAGGTGAGCCGTGGTGATCCGATTGAGGTGGAGCCGCCACGGGATGCAGCGGAGCTGAAGCGGCGCGTTGAGGGATTGCCGGATGATGCGATCCCGGATCTGAATGAGAGCCGTGCAAGGCGTGAGCACTACCAGGCGGAGTTGGCGAAGCTGCAGGTGACGCAGCAGCGTGGTGAGCTGGTGCCTGCTGATGAGGTGAAAAAGGAAGCATTCAAGATGGGTCGCAGTGTGCGTGAGGCGCTGGCGAACTTGGCGGATCGGTTGAGCCACCAGCTGGCGGGCGAGACGGATCCGACGGTGATCCATCAGGTGCTGACGCAGGAGCACCGTGCGGCGCTTGTGGAGCTGTGTGATGGCTGATGCGTGGCGTGATGGGTTCTTGGAGGGTCTGCGGCCTGAGACGCCGCTGACGGTGAGTGAGTGGGCGGATCGGTATCGAAAGCTGAGCAGCAAGGCGAGTGCGGAGCCGGGGCCATGGCGCACGGATCGAACGCCTTACCTGCGCGAGCCGATGGATTGCCTGAGCAGCGAGAGCCCGGTGCAGCGTGTGGTGATGATGTTTGCGGCGCAGACCGGTAAGACGGAGGCCGGCAGCAACTGGCTGGGCTATGTGATCGACCATGCACCGGGGCCGATGCTGTGCGTGCAGCCGACGGTGGAGATGGCGAAGCGGCTGAGTAAGCAGCGGCTCGAGAGCATGATCACGGAGACGCCTTGCTTGGCGGCCAAGATCGCGCCGGCTAGGGCGCGAGATTCTGGCAACACGATGTTTAGCAAGGAGTATGCAGGCGGAATCATGTTGTTGACCGGGGCGAACAGTGCCACCGGCTTGCGATCAGCGCCGTGCAGGTATTTGTTCTGCGATGAGGTTGACGGCTTCCCTGCTGATGTGGATGGGGAGGGCGATCCGGTGAGCTTGGCGGAGCGTCGGACGACGACGTTCGCGCGGCGGAAGATCCTGCTCACCAGCACGCCGACGGTGAAGGACTTCAGCCGGATTGAGGCGGAGTATCAGCGGAGCGATCAGCGTCGGTTCTATGTGCCATGCCCCAACTGCGGCGCGATGGAGTGGTTGAAGTGGGGGCAGCTGAAATGGGATGAGGGCAATCCGGAGAGTGCGCGGTATCAGTGCGAGCACTGCGGCGAGCGATTCGCTGAGATGCATAAGCCGGCAATGCTCAGGGGTGGTGAGTGGCGTGCGACAGCACCGAGCAATGGGCGCACTGCTGGGTTCCATCTGAGCGGCCTGTATAGCCCGCTGGGCTGGTGCAGTTGGGAGCAGTTGGTGGATGACTTCCTGCGGGCCAAGGGTGATGCGCCTGCGTTGAAGTCGTTTGTGAATACGCGACTGGCGGAGACGTGGGAGGAGGACTACGCGGCGAAGGTGAGCGCCGATGGATTGATGGCGCGGCGTATGGATTACAAGCCCGGCATCTGCCCGGCTGGGGTGGTGCTGTTGACGGCTGGGGTGGACGTGCAGGACAACCGACTAGCGGTGAGTGTGTGGGGATGGGGTGAGGGCGAGACCGGATGGCTGGTGTGGCACCAGGAGCTGATGGGCGACCCGACCCAAACGGAGGTGTGGGAGCAGTTGGATCATGTGATCGGGACTGAGTGGGAGACGGAGAGCGGCCGTCATTTGAAGTTGGCCCAGGTGGCGGTGGACTCTGGCGGCCACTGCACGCATGAGGTGTACCGGTACGTGCGTGATCGCGTGAGCCAGGGCGTGGTGGCGATTAAGGGCAGCAGCAGGCGCAACAGCCCGGCGGTGGGCAAGGGCAGCAAGGTGGATGTGAACTGGCGCGGCCGGGTGATTAAGCGTGGCGTGACTTTGTATCAGCTGGGCACCGACACGATCAAGACGACGTTGTTCGGCCGGCTCCGCCATAACGAGACAAAGGGCGGATTGAACTTTGGATTGGCTGCTGATGATGAGTATTACCGGCAGCTCACGAGTGAGCGGCAGGCGCTCAGGTATCACCGGGGCTTTCCGATCAGGGAATGGGTGAAGAAAGCGGGGGATCGAAACGAGGCGCTTGATTGTGCGGTGTATGGCTATGCGGCGATGTTGATCTATGGGCGGAGGATGAATAAGGCGACGATGTGGGAACAGTTGAGAGTGCAGTTGGAAGACGGCAAGAAAGCACCGCTAAGATCGAGGAAGCAACAGCCGGCAGCGGCTGGGCCTGGTTTTGTTGGCAACTGGTAGCCGTGAACATCCCCGCGACAATCAGGGCAGGCGACACGGTGAAGTGGCGCGACGTTGCGGGCGTTGACAATCTGGGCAATGTGATCAGCAGCGGCACGTGGACGCTGACGTATTACCTGCGCACTAACACTGCAAGTGAGGGTGCCACGGTGGTAGGCACTGCCTATGGCACTGGCTGGGAGTTCACCATCGCAGCTAGCACGAGCGCTGGGTTCGATGCTGGGCAGTGGTATTGGCAGGCGATTGCGACGGCCGGCAGTGAGAAGGTGACGCTGGGCGCCGGCCAGCTGACTGTTGAGGCGGCGTTGTCCTATGCCGGTTCGCCAGGTGCGTTTGATGGGCGCACACAAGCGCAGATTGATTTGGATGCAGTGCAAGCTGCAATCCGCGCGATTGTTAGCGCTGGCGCTAAGCAATACACAATCGGCAGCCGGAGCTTCACCAAGCTGGATCTGAGTGAGCTGATGGAACGCGAAAGTAAGCTGAAGGCTGAGGTGAAGCGTGAGCAGATGGCGGACCTAATCGCCAACGGCTTGGGCAATCCGCACAACCTATTCGTGAGGTTCTGATGGGATTGCGGACGCGGCTATTCAAGGCGATGGGATTCGAGCCGATGCGGCCACGTGCGCGGGCGTATCAAGGCGCAAGGGTTAGCCGGCTCACTGCTGACTGGGTGACAAGTGGCACCAGTGCCGACAGCGAAATCAAGAGCAGCTTCAAGGCGCTGCGCAATCGTGCGCGTCAGCTGTGCCGTGACAACGACTATGCGCGGCAAGCGTTGCGGAGCATCCAGAATAATGTGATTGGGCACGGCATCAAGCACCAGTCGCAGGTGCGGATGCTGCGTGGCGGCCGGTTGGATGAGGCGATCAACGGCCAGATCCACGAGGCATGGGAGCGGTGGATGCACAAGAGCCGCTGTGATGTGAGCGGCCTGCTGGGCTTCCACGATATGGAGCGGCTGCTGTGCCGCAGCTTGGCGGAGAGCGGCGAGGTGTTCGTGCGGATGATCCGCAAACCATTCGGTGGGTCGCGCGTGCCGTTCGCGCTGCAGGTGCTTGAGGCTGACTATCTGATCGACGACGATATCCCGCAGGCCAAGGAAGGCAACACGGTGCGGATGGGCATCGAGGTGGATGGCTACCTGCGGCCGCAGGCGTACCACTTCTACGCCAACCACCCTGGCGACACGTATGCGGGCAATCCACGCACCAATGGGCGCCGTGTGCGCGTGCCTGCTGATGAGGTGATTCATCTGTTCCTGCCGGAGCGGCCAGGGCAGACGCGCGGCGTGACGTGGTTCGCCTCGGCGCTGATGCGGCTGCACATGCTGCAGGGCTATGAGGAGGCCGAGGTGGTGCGGGCCAGGGCGAGCAGTGCGTTGATGGGTTTCATCCAATCGCCTGAGGGTGAGCTGATCGGCGATGAGGTGTATGAGAACGAGCGCGTGAGCGACTTCCAGCCTGGTGTGTTCAAGTATCTGGCGCCGGGCGAAAGCGTGACGGTGCCGGATCTGAACGCACCGGATGGCCAGCTGGAACCATTCACGCGTTCGATGCTGCGTGCTGTGGCCGCTGGCGTTGGTGTGAGTTTCGAGAGCATCAGTAAGAACTTCTCAGAGAGCAACTACAGCAGCAGCCGGCTGAGCCTGCTTGAGGAGCGCGACACGTACAAGGTGCTGCAGCGGTTCTTCATCGAGAACTTCCACCAGACGGTTTACGAGAACTGGCTCGAGATGGCGGTGCTGAGCGGTGAGTTGAGCCTGCCGGCATATGAGACAAACCCGGATCGGTACAAGGCCAGCCGTTGGATTCCACGCAGCTGGGAATGGGTGGATCCGCAGAAGGAAGTGAACGCCTACAAGGATGCGGTGCGCTGTGGCTTTAAGACGCTGGGTCAGGTGATCAGCGAGCAGGGTGGCGATCTGGATGACGTGCTGGTGGCGCGTCAGTCTGAGCTGGCCATGCTGGATGAGATGGGCATCGTGCTCGATACCGATCCCAGTGAGGTGAATGCTGGCGGTGGTTCGCAGCCTGCTGTGACGATGGGCGGCCAGCCGGCGTTTGAGGATACGGAACCGCCGATGGATGAAGAGGAATACGAAGAGGAATCAGTTCTTGAGGATCCGCTCGAAGGGCCTGAGGACTGATGGCAACAATCCAAGGCGAGACCGTTGACTTGATGCCAACGGATGGCATGAGGGAAGAGGCGCAGCGCTATCGCGATTGGAAGGCTGATGGCAAGGCAGGCGGCACTGAGGTTGCCGCGGCCAGGGCGCGTCAGATCCTGAGCGGTGATGAGTTGTCACCTGACACAGTGATCACGATGGCGGCATGGTTTGCCCGCCATGAGGTTGATAAGCAAGGCGAGGGATTCAGCCCTGGCGAGGATGGCTATCCATCAGCCGGCCGCGTTGCATGGGCCGCATGGGGCGGCGATGCTGGGCAGAGTTGGGCTAATGAGAAGGCGGATAGAATCAAGGCATTGCAGGATAGACAAATGGAAGAGGCGCGCCCTTATCCAAATGAACATGCCGCGAGGTTGACTGATCCCGGCCAATACGATTCTCTGCGCCGCGAGAATGATGCTGGCGGATCTGGCATTGATTTCATCTACGGAATCAAGGAAGGCGAGAGCGAGATTCAAGCAGTGCGGTTTGATGCGCAGCAGTTCACGCCATCAGAAGCGCGTGATTGGCTGAGCGAGCACGAGATGGATCCGATCATGTTTGAAGAGGCAACTGGCGAGGAGCGTGCGATGCCAGGCATCGGCCGCCACCAACGCGCTGAGATCACAACCTTCGATGAGGTTGAAGATCGCACCTATGAGTTCCCATTTAGCTCTGAGTTTCCTGTTGCCCGTTACTTTGGCAACGAGATTCTCAGCCATGAGGCAACGGCTGCTGATCTCAGCCGCCTGAATGATGGCGCACCGCTGCTGTTCAATCACAATCCTGATCGAGTGATCGGCGTTGTGGAGCGTGCATATATCGATGGCAAACGTCGCCGCGGTTATGCACGCGTGCGGTTCAGCCGCAATCCATTCGCTCAGGAAGTCCTGAACGATGTAAAGGATGGCGTTCTCAGGAATGTCTCCTTTGGCTACTCCATTGACAAAATGGAGGAGCGCGGCAGCGGTGACTTTGTTGCCACTGCCTGGTCTCCTTACGAGGTTTCTGTTGTCTCGGTGCCGGCTGATCCCGGCGTCGGGATCGGCAGATCCTTAGAGGCCGAGCAAGCTGCCTCGGCAGCACCTACACCTGATCCCATTCCTGCAATGGAAAACACCACCCCTGATCTGGCAGTGGTGCGGGCCGAAGCCGCTGAGGCTGAGCGCTCCCGCATCGCTGGCATTTCTGCACTGACCGAAAAGCACGGTATGGCCGACCTCGGCCGCCAGCTGATCGAGTCTGGTCGTTCTATCGACGAGGCCCGCGCTGCTGTGCTCGACAACCTCGACATCAAACAGGAGCCTGTGAACATGAGCGCCGCTGAAATCGGCCTGACTGAGAAGGAGAGCCGCAGCTTCTCCTTCATGCGTGCCATTAACTATCTGGCCAACCCGACCGACCGCGCCGCTCGCGAGGCTGCTGCGTTCGAGATCGAGGCATCTGAAGCTGCTGCTGCAAAGCTCGGCCGTCAGTCCCGTGGCATCACCATTCCCCAAGATGTGCTGCGCCGTGACCTGAACGTCGGCGCTGCAACCGCTGGCGGCAACCTAGTTGCTACCGAGCTGGATGCTGGCAGCTTCATCGATCTGCTGCGCAACGCCTCGGCTCTGGATCAGGCTGGCGCCACCGTGTTGACCGGCCTCACCGGCAACGTGGCCATCCCTCGCCAGTCCGGCGCTGGCACTGCCTACTGGGTTGCTGAGTCCGGTGCTCCCACCGAATCCCAGCAGACCGTGGATCAGGTGAGCCTGACTCCTAAGACCGTGGCTGCCTTCACTGACTACAGCCGCCGCCTGATGATCCAGTCCTCCATCGATGTGGAGAACATGGTGCGCACCGACCTGGCTCGTGTGCTCGCACTCAAGATCGACCTGGCTGGTCTCTATGGCACCGGCTCCAACGGTGAGCCCCTTGGCCTGAAGCTGACCACCGGCATCGGCACCGAAGACTTCGCCGCTGATACCCCTACCTTCGCTGAGGTGGTGGCACTGGAGAGCGACGTGGCAACCGCCAACGCACTGCTCGGCAACCCCGTCTATCTGATGAACGCTGCCATGCGCGGCGGCCTCAAGACCAAAGCCAAGGACGCAGGCTCCGGCCTGTTCGTCATGGAAGGCAACGAGGTGAACGGCTATCAGGGCGTGCTGTCCAACCAGGTTGCCTCCGGTGATCTGTGGTTCGGCAACTTCGCTGACCTGATCATCGGCTACTTCTCTGGCCTGGATCTGATGGTGGACCCCTACACCAACAGCACCTCCGGCACCGTGCGCGTGGTGGCTATGCAGGATGTGGACATTGCCGTCCGTCACCCTGAGTCCTTCAGCCGCGGCAACAACACCCTCTGATCATGTTGATCAAGGTCTTACGGCAAACGATGCTGGCGGGCCGGGTCGTCAAAACTGGGGAAGTCCTAGAGGCTTCCCCCTCTGACGCCAAACTCCTGATCGGTATCGGCAAAGCTGTTGAGGCTGTCGCCTCTGTAGTAGACGCAGTTGAGACCATCGCTCAACCTGCACCTAAACCAACCACCCCCCGACGGAGGGCAAAATCATGACCATCCACAACCTCGGATCTAAGACCGATCTGCTCGAGCTGCACAACAACGCAGTCGTTGCATCCACCGGCGCTGGCACCCCCGCCAACGTTGATCTCGTGGACTATGAGGGCGACGTTGCCTTCATCATCGATGCAGCTGCTGCCGGCTCTGGCGTCACCCTGACCGCCAAGATCCAGCACAGCAACACCACCACCTCCGGCGATTTCGTGGATGTGACCGGTGGCGGCTTCACCGCTGCTGCTGCTAACACCGCATTCCAAGAGAAGATCTACCTGAACAGCAACGATCTCCGTCGTTACGTTCGCGTGCTCTTCACTGTGACCGGCGGCACCGGCACCGGCGCCGTTTCCGTGGTGGCTCTCGGCTCTAAGAAGTACAGCTGAGCATGGCGTTCACTGAGGATCTGGACGTGTTCCTCGCAGACTTCGGCGTCAGCTGCACCGCTGGCGCCGTTACTGCGAAGGGAATCCTGGACATGCCAAGCCAGGTGATCAGCAATGGGATGGTGCTTAGCACTGACTACACGCTGACGGCCAGAACCTCAAACTTCGGCAGTCTCATCCGCGGCGATTCGATCACTGTGGATGGGACTGCTTATACCGTCAGAGAGACCATGCTCATGGATGACGGCAAGTTCGTACAACTCGGATTGCAGAAGACATGAGCACCATCATCGGCGGCAATGCGGATCGTCCGCAGAACATTCACACCTTTGCCACGATCTCCAACACCACTGGCTCCTCTGCGGCCATTGAGGTTGATGGCACAGTGTTCACAACATTCGAGAAGATCACTGGCGGGCAGGTGACCTACCACGTGCAGGGATCGATGAATGGGACTGACTGGGCAAATATCGGTGAGGCCAAGACTAAGGATGCAGGCAATCACATCCACACGTACTGCGACTATGCCGTGCGCTATCTGCGGTTAGATGTGAGCAGCATTAGCAGCGGCCGTAGCATCACAATGAGCGTCTGCTGCGACTCATGACCACCAAGCGCGAACAGGTCCTGACGGCGATTCGCACAGCGCTCACCGGAACCACCGGCGTCAGCACGCGGATCTATCGCAGCAGGGTGGAACCACTGAGCCGCGGCGAAAGCCCGGCGCTTGTGATTGAGCCGATCTCGGATACAGCGCAGCAGAACACCAGCCTCCCCACGCTGGATTGGAGCCTGACGGTACGGATCGCGGTGATCGTGCGCGGCACGGTGCCGGATCAGACGGCTGATCCGATCATTGAAAGCCTGCACGCCAAGATGATGGCCGATCTCACCCTTGGCGGTTATGCCATTGATGTGCAACCGCAATCGGTGAGCTTCGAGATGGTGGAAGCTGATCAACCGGCTGGCGTGATTGGCTGCGAATATCTTGTGCGTTATCGCACCTCAGTCACCAATTTGACTATCAGCTGAGCCGGCTACGATGGGTTGAAAGATTCCATCCGGCCAAGCCATGCCGCTGCTTTCCCGCCGCCAGCTGCTGCTGGCCGAAATCGAGACTACCTATGGCGTTGACCCTACGCCAACTGTTGGCGCCAACGCCATCCTGGTGCGCAATATCGAGGTGACGCCCCTCGAGGCTGACACCGTAAGCCGTGAGCTGATTCGCCCTTACCTCGGTCAATCTGAGCAGCTGCTGGCACAAACCCGGGTGCTGGTGAACTTTGAAGTGGAGCTTGCAGGTTCTGGCACTGCTGGCACTGCCCCGGCATATGGCCCGCTGCTGAAAGCATGTTCGTTTACTGAGACCGTATCGGCCAGCACGAGCGTTACCTATACGCCCAACAGCAACACCTCGCCCGGTTCGGTCACCATCTATTTCAACAACGATGGCGTGCTGCACAAAGCCACCGGCTGCCGCGGCACCTTCTCGCTGAACTGCACCGTGGGTGAGATCCCCACCATCGCATTTGAGTTCACGGGCATCTACAACGCACCGACGGCATCGGCCATCAGCACCCCCACCTACGCCAATCAGGCTGATCCGGTGGTGTTCAAGCAGGGCAACACCACTAGCTTCCAAGTGTTCAGCTATGCCGGTTGCCTTCAGAGCTTCACGATGGAACTGGCCAATGAGCTGGTCTACCGCGAGCTGGTGGGCTGCACCAAGGAAGTAATCATCACCAACCGCGCCCCTGCTGGTGAGGTGATGATTGAGGCCGTCTCGGTCAGCGCTCACAACTTCTTCAACGACGCCACCGGCAACAGCACTGGAAACCTCACGTTCCAGCACGGCCAGACTGCAGGCAACATCATCACATTCACCGCCAGCCAGATCGATTTGGGTAACCCGTCCTACAGCGATGAAGACGGCATCCAGATGCTGACACTGCCATACATTGCCACCCCGACCGATTCGGGCAATGATGAGATGCAACTAGTCTTCACCTGATCCGCGTGGCATTTGTCCTTAAGCAGTCGGACTCCTACACCTGGCCGGTGAGCATTAAGCTCCCGGCCAACGGTGGGAAACGAGAGCGGCAGACATTTGACGCTGAGTTCAAGCGGCTAGCTCAGAGCCGCATCAATGAGATTCAGCGCGAGGTGCAGCAGCGCGTCAAGGCCAACGAAAAGGGTGAGGACACTGGCGAGGGCATCAGCGATCAGAGCATTGCAGATGAGATCCTCGTGGGATGGGATGGCATTGTCGATGGTGATGGTGAGCCCGTGCCATTCAGCAATGCCGTGAAGGCACAGCTATTGGATGTGCCGATGATGGCCGGTGCATTGGTTGCCGCCTACTTTGAATCGCTGGTGGAGCAGAAGAGAAAAAACTGATCGGGGCCGCTGAGCACTGGCTAGGTGGCATGGAGGTTGACGACACAGCAAAGGATGCAGCTGTGTTCGGCATCGAACCACCACCGAGCAAAGCGGCCGTCAACTTCGAGGTGGAGCCTGAAGCATGGGCAGCAGTGCGTGTGTTCCTAAAGGTGCAGACGCAATGGCGTACTGATTCCGGCACCATGATCGGGCTGGATTATGGCGCCGTGCGGTGGGTGTTTGATCTACTGCAGATCGCTGATCCGGCAGAGGTTCTAGGTGATCTGCAGATCATCGAGGCTACAGTGGTTGCAGCAGTCAACAAGCGCAAGAAATAGCCATGGCGCTGGACATGACAACCGCCCTGACGATCAGGGCCAAGGTTGACGGTCTTAGTCAGATTGATGGCTTGACTCGTTCGCTTGACGCTGCCGACAAACAAGCTGGTGGACTTGGCGGATCATTTCAGAAACTTGGTGGGATCGCAAAAAGCACGGCCACATTGCTTGCCGGATTGGGTACGGCAGCTATTGGCGGATTGGCCGTGCTTGGCAAGCGGGCCATTGATGCGGCTGATAACCTGAACGATCTCAGCCAGCGCACTGGCGTAAGCGTTGAGAACCTCAGCAAGTTTGGCGCAGCAGCTCAAGACAGTGGCAGCAGCGTTGAAGAAGTTGCCAAGGCCATGAGCAAGCTACAAAAAGGCATTGTTGATCCTGCGTCAAAAGCAAGCGAAGCGCTGAGATCGATTGGGGTCAGCTCAACGGATGCGCAAGGCAAGATCCGCGGCGTCGATCAAATCATGGTCGACATTGCTGACAAGATGTCAAAGATGGAAGATCCCGCGAAAAAGACCGCGTTGGCAATGGATCTATTTGGCAAATCAGGCGTGAATCTGATTCCGATGTTGAGTGAAGGCAAAGATGCTTTGAGCCAGTACGCCGCGACTATTGATACGGAAATGGCCCAGAACGCCGACAAGCTCAACGACACGATCAATGAAGTCGGCAGAAGTTTGCAAGGTCCGTTCAACGAGGCTTTGACTGCTGTGCTGCCTTTGATCACGCAAATGGCTGAGGCCATCGGTGGTTTCGCCAAGTGGTTTATGGACCTCCCGCAGCCTGTTAAGGATTTGGCGACTGGTTTTGCGGCCGTAGCTATTCCATTAGCCGCCATCGCCGTACCGGTTGCAGCTGTTGTCACAGCGTTTACAACTCTTGCGCCGGCAATCACGGCCATTGTTGCCTTGCTCACCGGCCCGGTTGGCATTGCTATTGCTATTGGCGCGTTGATTGCGGTGATCTGGAACTTCAGAGATGAGATTGGGGGAGCCTTCATGGCTGCATGGGAAGGCGTCAAATCTGCGGTGGCTGGGATACTCGATACCATTGGTCAAATCGGTCAGTCCCTTTTCAGTATTTTTGTTCAACCTGTCATTGATGCGTTCAAGCAATTGACGCAATGGTTCGTCGATGGATGGGTGGTGATCTTTGATTATGTCAAAGACCCATTCATGAAGGCATGGGACTGGCTCAATGAAAACTTTCTAACTCCTGTTATCGAGCTTGGCCAGAAGATTGTTGATTGGTACGTCAGCACTTGGATTGGAATCTTTGACTTCATCAAACAGCCATTCGAGCAGGGCTGGCAATGGATTCAGGAAAACTTCATCGCGCCTATTCAAAATGCATTCACGCAATCAATCGACTTCATCAAAAACGCATGGGCCGGGATGCAGCAGATCATCTCGGCTCCATTCACCGCTGCCCTTGGCGTAGTGAAGGGTGCGCTGAACGGCATCATGGGCGCGATTGAAGGCGGCATCAATGGTGCTGTAGGCGCAATCAATGCACTGATCGCCGCGGCCAACCGCGTACCTGGCGTCAGCATCCCGAAGGTTAGCCCGGTCAAGTTACCTCGATTTGCTGAGGGTGGCGTTGTCAGTGGCCCGACCATCGCCATGGTGGGTGAGGGCGGCGAGCCGGAATACATCGTGCCGCAATCCAAGGCCAGCGGATTCGCCGCTAACTGGATGGCCGGCAAGCGTGGCGCAAGCGCTATCCCACGCTTTGCTGAGGGTGGCGTGGTTGTGCCCAGCAGCGCCAATGTCAGCATTCAAACTGGCCCGGTAATGCAGATGAATGGCAGCAATTATGTGACGACACAAGATCTCAGCCGTGCCGTACAGGCTGGCGTTAATCAAACGCTGAGCCTGATTGCAGGCGATGGCAGCGTGCGCCGGCAGCTGGGGATGGCCTGATGGCTTATTACGATCTGCTTTGCTTCCTTGAGTATTACGCTGATCGCAGCAGCGTGTACGATCCAAGCACCGGCAAACGCTCACCAACGCGGCGCTGGCAGAACTTCTACCAAGTGCCGCAGGATCTATCAACAGTCGATAGCGCCGTGCAGGGCAGATTCGTATATATCCCATTCAGTGTCTCCGGTTTTACGTTGAAGTCCGCTAGTGGCATTGGCGAGCTATCGGTTGAGATCGCAGCAACTGGTGATATCATCGATTTGACTGACACAGCCATTGGGGCAAATCGCCTTGTGATCGCCTCGCTGTATCTGCAGGATGCTGGCGAGGATCAACTCGACCCTGCTAGCGCCACGCTTGTCAGCAGATACATTGGCGGTATCGATGGGGCTGAAGTAAATGACACATCTGTCAACTGGGCCATTACCCCAGTGATTGATAAGACAAGGCCGCAGATTCCAACTCGCAAGATTGCATCCGATCTGATCGGGAGATTTGTGGGACGATGACGATGCAGATTCTTGCGATCAATGTTGAAGTGGAGTGCTCTGATGGCACTACACATCAGGGCGTGAGACTGGCCGTAGATGGAACACGCCGCGTCTACCTTGCTGCTGATGACACAGAAATCAGCGACGTGCAGACTGTGACCAAGTGTTTGACTATCGTGCCACCGATGGTCTTGGCTGCGGCGTTGCAACGCTGTATGGAGTGCGAGCAATGACTAACTCCGCTTACAACCGTGGGCCAAAGGTTAATCAGCAAGTGATGCCTGCAATGGCACCGCCAGGGCAACGTGGTCCACAGGGGGCAGATGAAGTCTCAGATTGGATCATCAAAGAGAACATGCGCAACAACCCAGGGCAAACCTGGGCCAAGCGTCCATCTGGCAGTGGCCGTGGATGGATTGTCTACCGCGTTAAGGACGGCGAGCAGGGAGCACCTCAGCAAAAAAGCTCCCCTAATCAGGCAGTTTCACAGCAAGACAGATCACCAGAAAACCGCAAAACCCCTAAGGCTGATCTGGGCGCTGAACAACGGATTGCAACCGCTGGCGAAACGGTGCCGATTGTGTTCGGCAAGCGTGTGAACGATAACGGTGGCATCTGGGTGCAACCCTCACTTGTGCGTGCTGGATCTAACTTTTTTGTTGGCAGCTTTCTGTTTCCTATCAGCCAAGGGCAGATCGTCAGCAGTCCTGTGAAGCACCGCGTATGGGTTGGCCTTAGCAATATGGCGTTTCTGGCTGATCAAACGATCACGATCAGTGCGATCTATAACAGCGCCGCCACGCTTGCTGCCAACCCTGGCACGTGCCCGATTCTTGGCGCGGGTTTGTATTGCGGTAATGAAACCTACTCATACCTGACAGAACCTTTGCCAGCATCAGGTGAACAAACCCAAAGGCAAGACTTCTTAGGTACTTCGTACTATGGCGTAAGACGCATCGCCAGAGGCACAGGTAATACAACAAACTCTGCGTTAAATGCGACCATTGAAGTATTTGATAATGTCACTGGGGCTGATTTAACATCCGCATGGTGGGGGTATTTTGGCTTGCCAACTAATTCGGAGATCCTTATCAATGCCGTAATCACTTCAACTGGTACCATCACAGGTGGCTACGGTGTTGGTGTTGTGCAGGATTTTATAGGGGGAACCAACATCCCGGCTGGCACTGCATCAGGATATATTGCCCCGCCTGATCCGGTGCTTGCTGCCATTGGTTCGTCCGGCAGCGTGACTTGGAAGTACACGGCAACCTCAGTAGACAACCAGATCAATCCTGGCCTGCCTGCTAGCACAGGGACATTAGAGGCAGTGCAAGAGGAGTACGTCGTCAGCAAATATGCCAATCCATCAAGCACGCCAACCGCCAATAACTCAGCTTTTGCAGATATCACTTTCCTCAAAGTAGTTGGCGACATCTACGATCCGCCGGAGTCTGGATCGTATCCAACCACCACGCGGCAACTCTCGGTTTACTACGAGCAGGGCGTGAGCGTTGATCTTTATAGCGTCGGCCTTGTGGGTGGCGTCTACACGCAAGGCGCCAGCAACCAGCTGGTGGACTTGGCGATGTACCTGTTCACGATCTATAAGCGCACCAGCAACACCGATCCTGATGTGGCGGCACCGATCTACACCGGCAACATGGAAGATCTGGCTGCGTTCTGCGATGAATACGGCCTTCACTTCAATGGGGTGATCTCGGACTCTCTGAACATCGTGGAGTTCCTGAGCGAGACTGCGCCTTATTTCCTG